CATTCATAATTGAAGCTTGCCAAGAGAAATTAAAAAGAGATATAAAAGAAGATCCAGCAGGCAGCAGGGCAGCAGAAAATATAACAGAAGATAACAAATATTATTGATTAATAAAACTTGTTATAAAATGTTATATTGAAATATGCTAGAATGATAGCAAGAAAAATTCTAAAGAAGATCAAGAAGATTAATTCCTGGTCTTCTTTTTTTGCATTATATAGAAGTAAGTCGGCAGCAGGTGACAAGATCCAGCAGGCAGCAGATCAAGAACGCCGGCAGCAGGTGACTAGCATATAATAGTAGATCAATAACAAGGAACGCCGGCAGCAGGGCGGAGGGCTTAAGATGATAGAAAAAAATACGTTATCAGCTGAAGAGCTACAAAATATTATAGAAAACCTTCCGGAAGACGAAAAAGGAAATAAGATTGCGCCGGATTCTTTTTTTGATGAATATTACAAATTACTTCCGTCTGGCACTAAAAACGCATCCGGTACATATAGAAGTTTTAATGGTGGTAGGTTAAAAATATTGGGGGCTGATCCGGAGCGTGACAAAGAAATACATAGAGCCGGGGCCGAAGCTGTAAACGCAATGCATGCGCAACGACGAACATTTAAAGAGCAGGCCGATATATTACTAGGTACAATCGACAAAGCGACCGGAAAAACCTGCCTAGAGAATATGACAGTAGCAATGTACCAGCGAGCATTAGAAGGTGACGTGAAGGCGTACGCGGCGCTGCGTGACACGGCCGGAGAACAGCCAGTCGCCAAGTCAGAGATCACCGCCGATATAATGACGGCCGCAGATCGTGAAGTGATAAAAAACGCCCTGGCAAGGTTAAAGGGACAGGGGCAGAAGGAAGATCAGGAAGAATAATAAATGCTAGAATATAGCATTATCTATATCAAATTATCAATTTTTTGATCAATTTTTGATGATTTGAATTGAACCAAAAAAAGAAGATAGCCGCAAAGCTAGTATTTAAGCGGTTTTTAGAAAACTATTCGTAAAATGTATGTTTTGCGAATAGTTATAATTGTGAGAAAATCAACAAAAAACAAATTAAAAACGGCTGACAGAGTCAGCCGAAAAAGGGGGCCAAAAAATGCAGCCTGGATCCTGCAGCCCTTGACCGGGTAGCGGATCAGCTGGCCCAACGTATACTTAAGTATATACTTAAGTATAGAAGAATGTTCCTCCTCATGAATGAAGATAGAATGTAGTAAGGAAGCGGCATTGCAGGGCGGGGCGGGTACCGGATCAGCAGGCCACCCTCCCCCCCACGCGCCGGGCGGGCCGCGCGCCGGTAGGGTACCCATATACCCGCTAGAAAAAATTTTTAAATTTTGAAACTTGGGTACTATGTAGTGAAACCTAGTTTCCATGCGCCTTCGGGCGCTTTTTTTATACATAAAATTAATTGGAGAGTGGCTTATGGGGAATGCCAGCATGAGCGATTTACAGGAACTTCGGTTCTTGGAGATTGACGAATGCATCAGAAATCCCGTGTATTTCTGCGAACACTACGGGCATATAGAAGATAGAACGAAAGATGAAATCGTTCAGCCTTTCAGGCTTTGGCCTGCGCAAAGGCAGGCGCTAAAAGAACTAAAAGAAAATAAGCAGAACATAATCCTTAAGGCCAGACAGCTAGGCTTCTCGTGGCTTGTAGTGCATTATGCGATAACTGTTATGCTTCGCCCAGGTCGCGTAGTTGTTGGATTATCACGATCTGAGAATGAAGCAATGGAGCTTATAAGAAGGGCAGTTTTCATCTGTGATAACTGCCTTGGACTTATATACGACAAGAAAAAAGCACCGCTTGGATGGACAGGCAGCACGTTTGAATGGACAGCGCTAAAGCTCGTTATACATCACCCAGACGGACCAGACTCAACGTTTCAGGGCTTTGCAAGTAATGAGAATGCGGCTCGTTCCTTCACTGCTGATTTGCTCATCTTTGATGAATGGGCATTTCAGCAGTTTGACCGACAAATCTGGGCGTCAGCCTTCCCTATTATCAACAGACCTGGAAGCGGTCAGTTTATCGGGCTTTCTACAATAAAGCGTGGATCATTGTTTGAAGAGATTTATATTACAGAAAACAATGGATTCCACAAGATGTTCCTGCCTTGGACTGCGGACCCGTCAAGAACTCAGGAATGGTACGACAAGACTAAGGCCAGCATAGGCGATGAAATCTATGCAGAGTATCCGGCAACAGTTGATGAAGCTCTTACTGTTCCGGGCGGTGCCTTCTTTGCGGAAGTCACAAGAGAAAGCTTTGTATCACATGAAGAGCTTAAAGGTAAGGTCAATACTTACTTTGTTATGGACTACGGACTTGATATGTTCGCCGGGTATTGGATCAACAGAGATGCTTTTGGCAATGCTCAGATTGTCAAGGAACACTGCGAACCAAATTTGACTATCGGAGCCTGCGCCCAGACGATCATAGACTTATCAAGAGATTACAATGTAGTTCAGTATCTTGCGCCTTCTGATATATGGAACAGGTCTCAAGAAACAGGCCGTTCGAGAGCAGACTTGTTTGCTGAAAACGGCGTAAACCTAACTAAAGTTAACAGGGATCTTGTGGCGGGTTGTGCAGCCATGAAAGAGTATCTATACCATAAGCCGGGAGAAAAGAGCAAATTAACGGCTTATAGGGACTGCGCACCGGAAGCTTACAAGTGTATCACCAAGATCCAAAAAGACGAAAAAAGACCAAATGTATATGCAAATGATCCCCACAGCCTGACGCACTCAAATGATGCGCTCAGGTATTTTTGCATCTACTGGACAGTAGGTGCGGACAATGGGGAGAGCACTAAGCGTGTACATTGGCGCCCTGACCAGTGGGAAGACTACGAAAACGCTAATGAGCGTGAAAAACAAATGCTTATCGAAAGATGGGGGAACCCAGAATGAATAAGTTTTTCGAGGGAGTCAAAAAGATGGCTAATGACTTTCAGGATAAGATCACAGGCGTTAGAGAAAAGACGCAGACAAGAAAAGAAGAAGACAGAAAGCTTAAGGACTGGAAGATTAAGCTTGATAATGCCAAGGCCGGATATGATCAGGCAAGGTCTGACATGAAGACCTTCGAAAGCTACTACGTGGGTACAAGAACCCCGCAGGCTAATCCTAATACCGGCGCAGCAGTCAAGAAGCAGGCCACAAACGTTCGTAACATAGTCTATGAGCTTATAGAGTCGCAGGTTGATTCTTCTATTCCTATGCCCAAGGTTAGAGCGATTCATGCAGAAGATGATGAACTTGCTAAAAAGATAGAACGTCTTCTTGAAAATAAGATCAAGACCTGCCACTTCGCAGAGATCAACGACTTCATGGAACGTACTGTACCAGTACAGGGCGGCGACTTCTTCCTTGTTGAGTGGGATTCTAAAGCCGGTCTTCATTCACAGCTTGGCGATATCAAGGTTACAGAAGTGCATCCTAAGCGCTTCATACCTCAGCCGGGATGCGTTGAAGTAAGAGATATGGATTATTTCTTCATTCAAACTCTTATGACTAAGGAAGCGGTTAAAAGGACTTATGAAGTCGATGTATCAGACGCAGAAGACGATGATAACCTGAAGGAAGACAGAAAGAACGGTTCTTATTCGTCAGACCTTGTAACAGTCAATACAGCTTATTACAAGAACGATGAAGATGGTGTCGGCATATATACCTGGTGCGATAACTATAAACTTCTTGATATCAAAGACTACCTTGCAAGGCACCTTGACAGGTGCGCTGAATGCGGCGCGGTCATGGTCGATGGCGTATGCCCTGAATGCGGCAGTAAGAAAAAGAAGGATAGCACAGAAGATTATGAAGAGCTTATAGATACGCTTACAGTCAAAGTTGATGGTCAGGAAAACCCTATGCAGGTTCCGCAGATGGTGGAACAGCCTATGGTTGACGAGATGGGCAATCCCGTTCTTGATATGATGGGCCAGCCAAAGATGACCATGAAAAAGGAGAAAAAGAAAGTCCCATACTATAAGCCAAATGTGTATCCGGTAGTCCTTAGAAGAAATATTTCGGCGCAGGATTCACTTCTTGGCCAGTCAGACGTTAAGCCTATAATCGACCAGCAAGACACAATCATGAAGCTTGGAACAAAGATAAATGAGAAGCTTCTTACTGGTGGATCTTATGTAACACTTCCAAAGGGCGTTGACGTAGAACGTACCGAGAAAGAGTTCAAGATCATAAGACTTGATAATGCGGCGCAAAAGCAGCTTATAGATGTAATCACCCT